CCATTAGTTCCGCACCGTCTGCTACATCAGTAAACAGGTTTGTTGTTCTTAACGACCTTGTTGGTAAGGCTAATCTGTCTGGTGCTACTTTTACTGGAAAGATTAACGCTACACCTGTTGGCGGTGCATCTGGAGTTAACATTGGCATTGGTGGAACTGGAGTTACTTCTGTTACTGCTGGAGACTTGTGGATTTCTACTGGAGGAAGTAGTATTAACTACAGAGATGGTCTTGGCACTTGGAGAACCTGTTCTTCGAATACGATAGCAAATCTATTTACTGCCGTTCAGTCCATTGAAGTAACTGCTACTACGCCAGCCCTTCGTGTAATCCAGAAAGGTACTGGTAACGCTATTGAAGTTGAAGACCAGTCTCCAGACTCTACAAAGTTTATCGTAGACCAGTTTGGCAAGGTTGGCATTGGCGTTGTGCCAGATGCTAATGCGTGTCTAAAGGTTGATGCTAATGGCATTATGTTTAATGACGGAACGGTGCAGTCCACAGCGTCTCAAGGCGTTGCTGGACCTGCTGGACCTGCTGGAGCCGATGCAACTGCGTGGGTATACAAGGGTGCTTACGATGGTGGTTTGACTTATCAACCTAATGACTTTGTCACACTTGATGGTTCAAGTTATGTGATGTACAATTTTATTGGTGCAGGTGGTTATGCCCCTCCTAATTACCCTGCTAGTTGGCAGTTGGTTTCTGCGGTTGGAGCACAGGGTCCGCAGGGAAATGATGGTCCGCAGGGCAGTAACGGAAATGATGGTGGCAGTTTCTCCGATGCCCCTTATGACAACAGTCCTTACATTCGCTATAACCAGACTTGGTCTCCTCTTTCTAGTTGGGACCAGACAGGTGGTGGCATTGGCGATGCTCCGCAGGACAACAATTACTATGTTCGAAAAGATGGTAATTGGATTCAATGCTATACTACCAATCAGTATGGCTACAATGTGCTTTATATTCCTTAATCTATGACCTCCATAATCATTCTTCTCATTACCCACACAGCATTCCTTGTTGCTGGCATTTGGATTGGCGTTAAGAACGCTGACTCTCAGACCATCAGCAAAGGTAAGGCACTTCTTAACGCCTTGAAGAAGGGGGACTAATGCCCATTGAGTATAAGAAAGATGGGGATATGGGTTTTACTGGCTTAAACAGCCGAGACAATCCATCTCATCTTCAGCAGGGTACTGTTACTCAGTCCCAAAACTTTCGTCTAGATAGAGGTGTAGCGACAGTTCGAAAGGGTACTCAGCGTCTTACGCTTGGCGATATCATTGGCAAGACCGTGTATGGCTGTGGCTCTTATCTGGACAACACAGCACAGGAAGTAATTGTCCTAATTACAGGTTCTGTTATTGGCGGTGTTTTTACTAATGAACTTTGGACATACAATCCTCAGACATCTGGTATTTCTGGTCCAATTTCTTTTGCTGGAGAGACTATCACTACAAGTGATGGCTGTGAAGTTTGTTATGCAATGGAGAAGGTATTCATTACAAGAGGTCATACCAAGAGACCTCTGATTTGGGATTTGGCTAACGCTATTACTCCATTTGGTACATATGACCCAGCGGAAACAAATATTGCACACCAGCCAGAAGGCTACCAGTTCCCCAACTGTAACGGACTTCTCTATTACGCCAATAGACTAATTGCTACTGGTCAGCATTACCTAAGCGAAGGAAGGTCTAATTATGCTGTTAGCGTTGGTAACTATCTTGAGCATCTCAACTGGGATGCCCTTGATGAGTTCCTGTTTAACCAAGGTGGCAATGACGAAGTGGTGGCTATTACCCCTTGGACTCTTAACGAGTTTCTTGTATTCCTTAGAAATAGCATCTTTTATGTAAACATTGGTCTTGGAAGATATGCTACTGGTGATGGTCTTTCTACGACATCTTTCATTAAGTCTCTCGTCACAGATACAGGCTGTCTTGCAAAGAGAACAGTAGTCCAAGCCAATGGTGGTATCTTGTTCTTGTCAGACAATGGCGTGTACTTCCTACAGCCTCAGAATAACTCGTCCAATGACTCTGTTAGGCTTCTGACTGTTGCTGAACCTCTGTCTGCACAGATTAACGATGTCATCCAGACTATCAATAAGGTTACTGCACACAGGTCTGTTGCTATTTACTTTAACAACAGATACTACCTTGCCGTGCCAATTGGTACATCTGAAACAAACAACTGCGTTCTTGTTTACAACTTTATCCTAAAAGCGTGGGAGTCTGTTGATACATATCCTGCTGGCTTTGATGTGTTTAACTTTATCGTATGCAAGCGTAACAATGAAAAGCGTGTATTTGTTGTAGATACAAATCAAGGCATCTTTTTGATGGATGAACTTAACTACGATGAGTATCAAGACTGGGCAATTGGAGACCCTAACCAAGGTACTCCTATCCTTCCATTTAAATGCGGTCTAGGAATTGAGGCTAAACTTGATGAAAGTTCTTTCCCTAAGAATAAAATCACAGGCATTCTTCAGACAAGAAGATACAACTTTGAAAGTCTTGGTCAAAAACGATTCAGCACAGTCGAAGTTGAAATGGTATCTGAAGGTTCAAGTAGCGTAAAAACAGAGGCTATAGTTACTAACCCAGACTCTTCTACTGTAATTGAGTCTTTCTCTTACCAATCTACCGAGGACTCTATGAGACGAAATCCAATCAGAAAAAACGGCTCTGGTATCCAATTAAAATTTACATCCGATAATGATAGACCTACGATTCGCTCTAGTTTCGTATACGCAACTATCTGGGAACAAAATAACAGAAGCAAAAAATAACTTATGGCACAAATTAAACGAGGAGACACATTTGTTGACGGTCAACAGGTAACTGGTGACAGGCTCAACAATCACATTAACAACGCTAGTCTTGATGACGATGCAATCATTGGACAGACTACGCTTCCTGCAAACACAGTAGCAACAGGTGACTCGTTCTTGATTCACGATTTGTCTGCTACATCGCCTCCTACCAAACTTAGGAAGATTACGGCTACAGGCTTTCTTAACAGTCCGCTTACCTGTTCGTTTAATCTAGCAGGACAGGCTCTTAAGGATATCACCCTTGCTCCTAACGCTGGAACTATTGTTACTCTTAAGACGATTTCTCCTACAACTGTTGGCGAAATTACAACCGTAAAAATTGTGTCTGCTGGACACGGTCTTGTTGCTGGTCAAGTTATCACGGTTACTGCTGGTCCTACTGACTTCAATGGAACTTGGGAAATCTCTTCTGTTACACCAGATGAACTTAACTATGTTCTGTTTGCTAAGTCTATTCAAGGGTCTGGAACTTGTTCGTATGTTAAGGCTCCTAGTGTTCTTTCTGCTAGTAACATTTCTATTACAGGCGGTCTTTATTCAGATGGAATCAACAAGTTTAACGGTGCTACACAATGTATGGGTAATCTTGTTACTGAGTCTGCCCTTACTGCTAAGGGTGTCTGTAATTTTACAGGTACTGTACAGTTCAAGGGTACTCCGATTTTTGGTCTATACTCTAAAGTAACTACTCCTCTTTCCAATGTTACTCTGCTTGGAACGGACAGCGTTTATCGATTTGCGGCTTGGTCTAATAACTGGATGAACTTTGGTAAAGTTACTTATACTGAAGATTTTGTTGTTCCAGATGAAGAGACTTGGGAAGTGCATCTTGTTTCTTCGTTGTATAATAACATTGCTCCGGGGGCTGGTAACTATGGTTATGGTTGTCAATTAATTTCTAGTATAAACAATGTTACTACAACTACTACAGTTGGAGACACATTTAGCATTGGACTTGGGAGATACACTAGTACTCCGTATATCTATAACATTATTCTTCCTGCTGGCACTCACACTATCAGAATGGTTGCCTGTCATTTTGCTGGAGTAAATACCGCTGGCTCTGAACTTAACTGCAATACCACGACCAGTCCTTCTCATAAAACCGTAAGCAAGTTCAAGACTGCTTGATGACAGAAGAAGACTTCCAGAGCACTTGTAGATTTGTCTACGAGAACAAAGACAACGGCAAACGCCCTGTCTTTCAGTTAGACTATCTTGATGACTGGCTGAAGTGGGCTAGAGAAAAGGAATGGATGTTTATCAATAAGGTAAACGAAGAGGTCAATGGAGTCGTAATCATCTACCCAATTGGCAGATGGGTGGATACTCCGACTCTTGAAGATGTATTCAGATGTTCTGGAAACACTTATATTGACAACGACTACTTCATTATGGACGCTTTGGTTGACAATGAAGATGCTAGGGCTAACATTTGCCGTCAAATCGACAGTAGATTCCCAGAGATTAGAGGGGATGAGAACAGCCAAATCTTTTCACAACGAGGAGACATTGTGCAGAAACTCAAAAAAGAACTAATCATAAATTTAACAAATAACTAATATGGGTTCAACAAAAGTACAGGCTCCACCGCCTAGAGATTATTACAAGGAATCGGTTGATACGATTCGTGCTCAAGTAGATATGGCTCCCATCATTATGGATGCGGAGCGTAAGATTGTTCCGCAGATGCAAGCAATGCAGATGGAACAGATGCTTGGTCAGTCCAAGAATCTTCTATCTTTCTATGGGCAGGTGATGGACCCGTTTTCTAAGTTGGCTGGGCAGTATGCTGAGTCGATGAACAAGAATGCTATGGAGCCTCTTGCAAGAAGTAGCAGAACTGCATACGAAGCAAGTCTTGGTGGCGGGGCTGGTATTCAAGACAGACTTCGCTCACAGGCGTTTTCAGACCTTGAGGCTGGGTTTAGCCTTACTCCAGAGATGAACACATTGGCTACACAGATGGCTAGGGCTGGGGCTACTCAGCGTGGTATGGCTGGTGGCAACTATGGCTTGGCTTCCGAAATTCTTGGCGGTTACCAGTTGGGACAACAGAGACAGGATAGAGCCAGAACCTTTGCTGGTGCTGTGCTTGGTTCTGACCAGCAGTTGGCTGGACAGGCTTACGCTCAGTATGGCTCTCCAATGATGGCTGGAATTATGCAGGGCTTCAGTCCTACAGGCATTGCTGGTAATGCTATGGGTATGAACACAAATCTTGGTCCATCCTATGTTAAGCCAGAGTCTCAGATGGCTCAGAACATTTACGCTAGTAACTACAATGCTGAACTACAGGCTAGAACTGCTACTGCTTCTAATAATGCGGCGATGATTAGCGGTGCTATGAGCGGTGCTGGTTCTGCCCTAAAGTCTGGCTGGGCTAAGTAAAGCATATGCCTAATCCATTTACACAATACACATCTGAGCAGGTAGGTCAGATTAACATTCTTCCTGCTGTTGGTCAAATCAGCGAGATGCTAAGAAAGGGCATCGCTGACTTTGGACAGGGTGTGGGAGAGGCTTATACTGGGTACAAGCGAGAACAGGCAGAGCACGATATTATGGCACAAAACGCCATAACATCTGCGATGAAATACCTAAGACAAGACCCTAATGATGATAGTGGCAGAGGTGATTTTGAAGTAGATTCAACGGCTCCATCGCATACTGCTTTGCTTATTAAGGAGGCGTTTAAGGCTGGTGGTAATGATTGGTCTACTACTGATACTGCGGTTAAGGGTATGGCTGGTATTGATACCAACAAACTTAGAGCGTGGATGGGTGATGAGACTAAGTACAAGGTTGAGAAACAGCAGGAGTTTGACAACGATATCAAGGGCAGAGAAATGAAGGCTAGAGAGAAAACTCTCTTGCTTGCTGAACAAGATGCACAAAGAAAAGACGCTGAATTCCAGCGTGGTGTTGCAACACAGAAGGCTCTAATTGACATTGAAAGGGAGAAGGTTGCTACTACTGCCATTGGTGAAAACAAGATTGTAACCAAGCACAGAATTGGTGACTTGTATTCCAAGACAGGAGAACTTCTTGCTTGGCAGACTGACATTGAATCCGTGATGGCTCAGAATGGGCTTAAGGATTCTGATGTAGTTACAAGGGAAACCCACGATGCACAGATTAAGGTTTACGATGACTATCCTTCTCACGCTTCTGCACAGCATTTTGCTGGAACTACAGATGGCAAAGTTCCGTTTAACCCAGAACTTCCATTAAAGGATAATCAAGAACTACATCGCAATAGTGGTGCTACTGAAAAGTTCATTAGAAACGCATTTAAGGTTGGTACTGAACTTGAATCTCCAGCCCTAAGAGCACAGGCAAATGTATTCTTCCCAGAAGGATTTAGTGGTCCAATTTCAAATATGAATGGTGCGTATGCAATGGCTAAAAACATTGTAAAAACTAAGCCAATACAGGAAAGACTTGCTAAGAATTATGGCGTTGGGATGGTTCCTAATGGTGCTATCTTTGACAAGGCTTGGGTTGATGTAACAGGCACTACTGACAGCATTTCTGTCAATAAGATTGAAGTTCCTATTCACCCAGATGCCCAAGAGAAGGCTAGATATGACGCTGTGTCTGCAAGAATGGGAGACAAGATGCCATTCTCTTTTGAGCAATTTAAGATTCTGAATGTTGGTCATCGCATTCCGTGGTCATACGATGGTCAAGGCAACAAGGTTGTTCAAGTTGGCAAGGGTGCTAACGAAAGATGGATTCCGTATAATAACCTTTCACAGGTTACTGCTGAAGCACCTAAGAATCAATTTGAGCAGAACAGACTTGGCACTAACACTTGGCTACAGGGACACGCTGGAAAGGGACTTCATTATGGTCCTCAAGGAAATGGGTTCACCCTTGTTTACAATGGTACTATTGACAACCTTAGGTCTCCTAACCCAGTTGAAGATTCCCAGTTTGTCAGCGAAGGTCTAGGTGCTGTCGTAGATATCAGAAGAATTGGTGCAGAGATGAAGAGTCTGATTAATGGTGCTGGCGTTGTTGAGAAGAATCTTAGCGTTTCATACAATCAGAAATACGAGAATCTGTCCCTACAGGCTCAGACTTACAGAAAGTACTTCATCGCAAGCGGACAGGAAACCGACAAGGACAATGCACGACTTACCACAATGGTAACCGACAACTCATTCCTTAAGACATTTACTCCCGCTGAACAGATTGAAATCATCAACGCTATGGAGCGTATCATCGGAAACAAGATTCTTGGTAAGTGGACTGCTATGGGTGGCAAGGTTCTTGAAGATAAGCCTAATGCAGTAAGCAAGGAGACAATGGCTAAGATGATGAAATATGCAGATAAGGCTGGTATTCCTACATTCGAAGAACTAAAAGCCAGAGACCTTGCTGAAAGGGCTTCCGCAAGAACCCATAAACCCCAATAATGGAATCGCAAAACTTTACTTATTCCTCCGAAGAAGACCTTCGTAGGATTGCATCTGAGCAGGGATACATCCTGCCATCACAGGTAGCCGTTGCTGACCCCAAGACAGACCTTGAGGAGGAAACAAGGGCAGATGAGGCTCCCTCTGAAGAACTGGACGGAGAGGCTGTTGCTGGAATGATTGCTAGATTTGGTACAGAAGGTCATAGACCTACCTTTAAACAGGCTCTTATTTACCGTGAGCATATGAAGACTAAAGAAGTCGATATGTGGAATGGTATTACAAGTGCAATGTCTGCTACTGCGAGTGACCTTGGCTCTGGTGCTTATGAACTAGTTGGAGATGCTTTGCACCTTAAAGTACCAAAGGTTGTAGGTTCTGTTATTGAAGGTGCTATTA